TGATATTACACTTTTGGTATAAACATTTCAATTACTAAAGACACAATTACATTTGGGTTGTCTTTATAGTTAGTTGTGTAGTTATCTCCTACTGTATAATTAATTTGCAACTGTACATTGTCGTTACTATCGTCAACTTTTGTAAGTACTGATACACTATTGATTTTCAATGATGTGGTGTTTTCTGATTGTTTGATATAGATAATACTTTCATTGTTTACTTTTGGTGTATTCACTACACCACCAAAGAATCCATATGCTTGACATATAAAAGTGTTTTCATATGGTACTGATTTAGGTAGCATAATTGATTTAATTTCTTGTATAGTGTGTGTTATTGTGTGTGTTCCTGGTGTCAAATCTAAAAGTGTTATCATGCATGTAGAAATATTTAAAAATGACGTCTGAATATTTCTATTAATAGGTCTATCCATCTGTGAAGAAAATACAAGACCACCAGTATTCATGCCTACTAAGGTATTAAATTTATTACCGAACAAAGCTAGTCTAAATATTGGATTTAGACAAGATCCAGCATAGTACATATTTTGTATATCAGTTGGTGTAGAAAGTCTTTTGTTGTCTTCTTTTTCTCTATTAGATATTTCAGTTGTCAATCTAGTATCTAATTCACTCCAATTTGTTAACGTGTTTGCGATATTCTCAGCTTCAGTAGCACTAGCAGAAGCATTAGTTTCTGAAATCTTAGCCTTGTCTTCAGAAGCCTTAGCATTAGTTTCTGAAATTTTAGCATTGTCTTCAGAAGCCTTTGCATTCGTTTCTGAAATCTTAGCATTGTCTTCAGAAGCCTTTGCATTAGTCTCTGAAACCTTGGCATTTTTAGCACTTTCAACTGCTTTCAGCATACTGTCCTTTACAGTTGCCAGCTGTGAGATAATCCAGTCAAGATTTAATTCATGAAAATTTGTATAGGGAAACTTATCGAAAAAACTCATATATATCACCTCTTTTTCTATTAGTATACCAGAATGCAGAAACGCTTGATCATGTCTTTTACAATGTATTCATAAAGGTTGTGTCTGTCTCTAAGGTCTAATTCTTCTTCTATCATATGCTGAGTTGTAGTTACACCAATATTACCTTTACGCTCGATTGTATCAACAACTTCTTTCTGTGTACTGTCTGAATGCTGTTTTCCTGCAGTGTAGTTGTTTGATACTGCATCAGTTGTACTTTCATCAACTGCACTGTGCTGGTTTGTTTCAACCGCACCAGCATTTGTAAATGCCTCACTGTTGTATGCAGAAGCCTTGTTTACGGTTTCGCTGACTCTTGTACCAACAGTTGAAATTCCATGTGTATTACCTAAATTCTCGGTTGTTGTTACTGGGTCGCTGTTCAACTCCGTTTTGCGTTCTCCATAGGTTGATTTTACGGTTCCGTCAACATTCCAGATAGGATTGTACTCAGTATCATTCAATACTTTATAGTATGCGTTCCATGTGTCCAGTCTCTTTCTTGACCATATCCCAAGCATTGCCTTGAATGTTTCTGGGTCACTGTACAGTGTTTCGAGTTCAATACTGTCTGTAATAAAGTTTTCAATTACTGTATCACGGTCAACACCAGCAGGTAACAGCAATTCATCAAAGATAGTATCATCAAATGTGTACAGTCCATAATAACTCATTGTAGCATTACTCATAGTCTATAACCTCTTCATACATGTCATATCTGTTATATCGTAGTTCAGCTTTGATATCAATATTCATAACTCTGTTGCAGAAATCAATATCTTTCTTCAGCTGTTCATACCACATTTCAATTTTTGAGTATGTTCCAGCATTGTTCAGACTTGCTTCATCATTTGAGATCTGTGCTTTCTTCAACTGACCGCCATTGTTCGGAATACCTATTTCAGCATTGAATTTATTTTCAAGATCTGCAAGTGTATTAAGTAATTCTGGTGCAATAAACATATTTTTGAGGTCTCTTGTGAAAACGTCCCATGTATTGTTACCATCTTCATCAATCAACTGTTTATCAACCACCACCATAGGATTGCCTGCCTGAATCTGATCATACATTTTCTTGATTGATTCTGCAAACGTTTTGTTTTTAGTAAGGAATACATACGCAAGTTTAGTATTTACAACATTCATACCGAATGATTCCCACACCAACGCCATGGCATCAGCATATAAATGTACAATATCAGTGATACCGCACCAGTCTGGTGTAAGTCTCAACAGACATGTTTCATTTTCTTTTAATGGTGTTCTATCAAAACTATATTTGATGTTGTATTCTTCCTTTACAGCGTTGTCTATCAGAGGTCTGAATGTAGAATATTTTTTCGGATTGTAGAACATATTTACTTCACCGCCAGCAAACCCGCACATAGGAATTACACCATATTGTGGTGTGCTGATCAAACCAATATAGCCATTTGCATACAGACAATACAAGAAATAAGAAACATCAAAACTATCAGGCAGTGTGAATTTAATTCCTGAAGTTGCTTTCTGAAACAGATATCTTGTAAAGAATCTTGCCATGCTGTTGTTGTGTGCATGAACTGTACTCGGTGACTGTGTACCGTTGTAGACGTTTAGAAAATCATAATCAAATGTATTTAACGCCATAATGTATACCTCTCTTTCTTTTATTCTGCTGTGCGATCAGCATCAACAGATTGATACCGCCAGCGTATGGTGGTTCAATGTTCGGGTGGTATATAAAGCCCTGAAATCCACCTATTGAAGCACTTGAAGAAGATCGTCTGTATCCAAGACTTTTATATCTTCTTACATATTCAAATATTGACTTGCCCCAGTTTGATTCTGAGCACATTATATCACCATTGTCTAGAATCTCTTCAACAATTGCAACATGACCATTTTCACCACCACCCATACATAGTACTGCACCAAGTCGTGGTTCCTGTCCTCTTTCATAGCCATCAGCATGACCCCAGTAGCTTTTTGCATGACCGTTACTCAGATTGTATTCTGTTGTTGTGTTTCCAAGTTCCAGCCACCGCCCATGCACATACCCAGTACAATTAGCAATGACTGAATAAGGCCACGCTGTGGGGCTTCCTATGATCTGTGCGTTATATCCGTGTGGAATCTGTGTCCATCTTTTATCACCATCTGCTGGTCTTTTAGTTCTTGGTGTATAAGTCATTCTAAATACATACCCCCACTCATATAATCTATGATTTTAGCTTTTTCATAGGTATTACCGAAATTTACACGAGGGTTCAGAATCTGAACAAATGCTTCCTGCCCCTCGTTAGTGTTCATATATTCAGAAAGATGTATTGCCATTCTGCACTCTGGAGTTCCAGCAATTGCATGCGTAAAACCACCATAAAGCTGAAAGTAACAGTAAAGTTCATCAATACCGCCTAGTGAAGCAAACGTTCCTGTACTTCCTACACTTCCAGAAGTTACACCGAAATTGTGCATGTATGAAGTCAATGCACTGTTCAGCTTTGAAGCAAAATCAGAAATAGGCGTTGCACGGTCTTTTGATTCTCTTGAAAAGTGACCGCCTTGTGAGTGCATTGCACCACCGTGTGAAGCCTCATATGCTCGCATCATTCGGTTAGGCTGGTTGTAGATATACTGACCAGCTTGTATAGCCTTGTCTGTAATACTTCCTTTTCTTACTGAAAACGCATCATTCAAGGCATTACCTGCAACTTGTGGAATACTTGAAACACCTGAACCCGTTGAAGCACTTATAGCATTATCTAGAGACTGTGCAATGTTCGAAATAGCACCTGTGAGTGCTTGAGTACCACCAACTGCATCAATCATGGCAACGGGTACGGAGCTACCCATAATGGTTGCCGTTGCGTAGATATCTTTCTGAATCTGTGAAAGCTGAATTGATACGCCCAGCTGTGCATTCATCTGTGACTGAAATTGTGTGTAATTGTTTGCAGTCCATTTACCGTATACTTTAAGAACACTCGCACCACTTGTAACATCAATGTACTGATCACCTATGATCTGATCACATGCACCCGTAATAATAGGGTCTAAACCAATCTGACCATATCCACGTAATGTAAGTGCATACTGTGAAGCCTGAACATCAACCCAACGACCATACCCAGCTTTCTGTGGGTGCTTTGGAATATCTGAAACAAGAACACGCCCTCTATCAGAATATATAGCAGTGTTCTTTACACGATACCCGTTTACACCACTGTTCCAGTCCAGTACACCAATACTTTCAGCACCGTTACCCGTCTGTGCAATGATTTTTTTAATTGTGAATGGAAGCCATACACATGAAACAATATACTGAATAGGGTTGACAGCTGAGAAAGTAGCCATCTTTGAAAGACCCGTGTCACCAGACAGATCAAGAGAAATCAAGGCGTTTATGAACTGCTGAAGTGAAGCAGGTGAAAGAATGTAATAGGATACTGAACCAGCAACAAATGCACCACTTTCTGCACCGTCTTTCTGAATCCCAAGACAGAAGCACCCGTCTGTAACTGTTGAAGTGTCTATAAACCCGTCAATCTTTACATCATGATATTCATAGTCTGCTGAAAGTACCATCTGATCATCAACAAAACTTTTATCAGTCTTTGTCATTAATGACCTGATAACATACTGAGAACTGTTCAGAATCTTATCACGCCATGTAGCCAGACAGTCTTCAACAAGATAATAATCCCATATTTTGTTGGTACGTGAAACAATATCCTGAACAAAATAATATTTTCCAAGGTCTTCAATATAGCAGTATACAAAATCCAATGGTGTGGTTTTTGGTGTAATATCAATCTGCATTACTGGTGTATTGATTGAAGTTGCCTCTTTAAACCACCCATCATATGTAATACTAGGAAGTGTACCATCTTTAGGTTTCTTTGTACTGTTATTCATTTTTTTAAAGTCTGTATAGAATCTTATTTTCATATATCACCTCAAATAAAAAGACAAGCTGTTAACTTGTCTTTATAATAACACTTAGTCAAGACACAAGACAATAACATTTTCTGTGAAGTCGTTCCAGTATCTTGAAGTCTCATGCCAGAAGTAGTTGGAATATCCACCACGAGGGTTCATAGGCGTTGAAGCCTGCCATTGATTCATCTGAGTAATACCAATAGCTTCGTCATCAAACATTACACCCACAACATTTTCTGAAGTTATATCCTTCTTGCTGATCTGTGTAACTGCATTTGCTTCATCTGAGGATTTATTGAGTACACTTGCAGAAATATTGATTGTATTAGGCATTGAAGCAGACTGCCAGAATGGTACTGTTTCATATTCACCAATATTCTTTAGATACTCATCATGGAATGTATTTGAAAGTGCCATTGTTTCGGATTTGTTTACAAAATCAGAAATCATATACAAGTGAAGCATATTTCTAGGTGTATGGCGTTTAATATTTACAACACCCGTTGTATCGTTTGGTAGGTTTCTAGGGTTTACAAGACTGAAATGATACAAGTTACTTCTGAACTGCAGAAGCTTCATTGTTGTTGCAATTTTAGCATAAGCCCACTGCATGAAATTCTTATAGTTTTCACCCGTGTATACAGTCTTATTTGTTAACTGCTGACCCGTTTCTGTATTGTATTCTGTCAATAGGTGAATTACTTGTTTCTTGCCTTCAGCCAGTGAAGTTCCAGTATTTTCTAAAGTTCCTGACCATAATACACCACCAATCAAATTTAATAGTGCAGTTCTTGACAGATTTTCACGAGTTGAAACAAGTTCATTTCTTCTCTCATTCATCAAGCCAGCAATATATGCACCGAATTCATCTACACCGCTGAAAGCCTGATCGAGCTGGTCTTTCCAGAATGTACCCCATGTAGAATAGGTTGCACCGTCATAGAAGTTTGTCTGTACTACACCTTGTGGTCTGATTTTCCAAGGGTCAACGGAGTTTACTTCTGTACCGTTCAAATCCTGCTGACCGCTTTTACCACCAGAACCATCAATAACGCCATTCTTGTATTCATCATTGTCTAGCAGATCTAATGACATGTAATTAATTTTTCTTACATGATTACCCCATTTGATAGCATCTTTCTGTAGACCTCTGAAAGCACCGTCATATGCACGTGTAGAAAAAACAGTTTTTGACAGTACCTGAGAAATAGCACTTGTAAGAATATCATAGTTCTGTAGAAGCTGGGTCTGTGCAACGCTGACAAAGTTTGTTGTATCAATCGTCTGTGCTTCATTACCATATGCTTGGTTGTTGATTTGGTTCGCAACTTGTGCGATCTGATTAATTGTTGGTCTTGCCATATATATCACCTCACTTCAATAAATTAAATAGTGTATCATCAACGGTTGATTCTTCAGGTTTTCCACCTGTTGACTGTGCAATGTTAAGACCTTGAATTGCTTTTGTCAACTCGTCAATCTGAGCTTTCAAGGCATCAACATTATCCGGTTTCTTTTCTTCCGGTTTCTTCTCTTCCGGTTTCTTTTCTTCCGGTTTCTTTTCTTCCGGTTTCTTTTCTTCCGGTTTCTTCTCTTCCGGTTTCTTCTCTTCCATGCTGGTCATTTTTAGAATTTCGTCTTTAGTAAAGCCAGCATTTACTAGATCTAGAATGTCTTTCATCTGCATAGTCTGTTTACCTCTTTCTGTACTGCTGAATAGTCATATCCAGCTTCTGTAAGTCTTTTCTTTCTGTATGCACCGTTACCCCACTTGCCTTGAATTACTTCTCTAGCAAGTTCAGAAACTGACTTTCTGCCTGTACCACTCATCATAGCATTTACGATTGACTGAATGACAGTGTAGTTATAGCCAGCGTTTGTAAGTCTTCTTTTTCTGTCTGCACCATTACCCCACTTGCCTTGAATTACTTCTCGTGCGATTGTCTCGTTTGATTCCATAGGTCTGTCTGCATAAATGAAGCCATCAGGCGGGTATACAAAGCCTTGGAATTTTGTATTTCCAGCGTTTGATCTGTAACCGCCATTGCTCATTCTGTAACAGTTTACCACTTCAAAATATGTACCACCGTAATTACTCTGAGCAACTGTAATATGATCTGAATGAATACCGACAACAATAGCAACGTGACCATGAACACCATTCCAGCACGCAATGGCACCGAGTTTAGGTGTTTTTGATCTTCTGTAACCGTCAATAAAATGACCGTAGAATGTTCTTGCATCTGTAGTTGGCAGCTTGTGTGAACCGAACATTTCCAGCCACGACCCGTACACATACGCCACGCAGTTAGGAAGTGTATGATTTCCGTTGATTCTCAAACACGGATTTTTAGGGTAGTTGTAGTTCGGATCATTGATATCAGGTGCACTAGTCCTCAGTGTGAATGTCCTCATTGATCACATCACCCCCAGCCCCGTTAGCAAGTTTTACATTCAACTCTTTGATAGTCAATGTCAATTCCTGCATATTTTCCTGCATCTCGTGCAGTTCCTTTGTAATGTAGTAACCCATAGCACAACAAGCAACGATAGGGAACCCAATACTTGAAATCAATGTAGTGACAGCATTAATATCCATATAACATACCTCCTGTTATTTTAAACAATTCAATGGTGCTGGTTCCTGCCTTGACCTAGGCGTGTACACCGTTTCTGACGGTTGGTCATGTACGCCAGCACCGTCTATATTATCATCTAGAAATCCCAATAAATCAAGAATATTGTTTGAGCTTCATATGTTTCAAAGTAAATTCTCTGTGATATGTATGCTCGTAACAGTTTTGTTTCTCTTGTCTGAAATCTCTTCAGATCTTCATCAGTTGCAAGATAATTTGTTACACCTTTGTTGTTTCCTGATCTGACGTAATACTCATTTGTTGACTTGTGTCTGTATATGATCAGCTCACCAACGCATAGAACTGGCATATAACCACTTAGATTTCTACTATTGACAAGTCTGTCATCATAAAGAAATTCATTCTTCAATGATGTAAGATTAAGACTGTTTTTAGTGTTCAGCTTATACAGTGCAGTTGTTGCCTTTCTGTCACTGATAGGTGAACCTCTTAGAATGACAATGCTTAAATAGCGTGCAGGATCGTTATATATTTCTTTTCCATTCTTCTGCATATTTAGAACATCATTTACAACACCAAGACCCAAGTACATAGGGTTGCCTATCAATTCTGAGTTACTCAATGCTATGAACTTGCATGGTCTGTCACCATTCAATTCTCTGTTTCTGTTCACTGTTTCGTACATCATGTAGAATGTACCATATTCATTCTTTACTTTAGTACTTCCAGCCATAGGAATGAACTCATCATATGCAATAATATTTACTTTAGGGAAAGGAATTGACTTGACTTTGTAGAATGTTGTAAGTGCTAATAGATACCCACATATTTCACCTGTTTTTGTGCTTCTGAATCCGACTATACCGTTCTTGCTGTCTAGGGTCTCGGGTATAAATGGTGGTTCTTTCTTGTACCATTTACTGCCTTTAACATTTGTAAGATCAAGAAACGGGTTAGTTTCAGGTGTACTTATACAGCCTGCTTCTGTTCCTCTTCTTCTCAGAAATATAAACATATGTTCGGTGTTCTCTTCATATTCTTCTGCAAGATACTGGCATACGCCATATGTTTTACCCGTACCACGCCCACCCGTACACCATGTGAATGTGTTTGTATTCTCTATCAGGTATCTGACATCAAGATATCCATTATCTAAATATTTTACCTTATTGATCATATTATCACCTCATCATTATTATAAATGAAAAAAGATGCATATGCATCTTTTGATCAGAATGGCAGTTCTTCTTTAGGTAGATCAATGAAGTTGATACCGTAACACGTTCTTCCGAACTGCTTTGACTTGTATGAATAGATTTCAACACCTACCATACCATCTTTGATCTGCTTGATTGCTTCATCATCATGTAGAATTTCTTTGAATGTGTCTACCATATAATACGGTGCATTCATCAGCACTTTACGATCTGCTAGGATCAGCACACCCTGCTCACCATACTTGCCTGTTGTTGTGAACAGTCCATCAATCTTCTGTCTTGAACCGAATGCATTCAGCACTTCTTCCATCTTCAGAAACTTGAAATCTCCTGTTTCAACACCCCAGTCAACAATCTTCTTACCATACTTTTCTGCAAACATTTTTAATTTCCTCTACTTTCTTTTCAATTTGCAATATACTCTAGAATGTTCTTGTAGTCATTCGTGAGTGATAACAGATAACTTACTTCTTTTATAATGATAAACGGCGTTATCCGAATTCGTTTACCATCAACAAGTATATAATCACAATCAGGTTCATCACAATAGGTAGCACTTGTTTTACCACTGTTTTCAAATAGATACCCATCTTTGAAATTTTCTATTGTTTTCAATTCCTCAGCACCATGTTTCTTGCTGACACCAGCTACTGTTATATGCAGACCTTTATGATCAACGTATGCATATCTTTTTGCACCCATTGTTTTAAACTTCTGATATGTTTCATTCTCTTCTTCTTCAGTTTCACATTCATATACACCCATATAATGTACATGACCTTTCGGGTCGGTTGCGTATGCACCGTTTTTCTTGCTTTCTGCTTTCAGCTGCCTGTTAAGTTCTTTAAATGCTTTTATTGATTTCTCATTCTTTATGAACTTGACACTGTCTGTATCACAATACACCATAGTGTCACGTCCGTTGAGATCTGCAATATCAATACCATTCTGAAGCCTGTATCGACCCCATGCACTGACCCACACACCCCATTGATATGGAAGTTTGAACCCTTTAGACTTCAGCAGTTCTTTTACTTCCTTGTCACTTTCACTTGCTTCATTACCATCAAACAAAACTGTCTGTTTAGCAGGATCCTGTGCCATCATTCCATAGATAGCATTGAGCAATGCTTTATTGAGTGAATATTCAAGTTCCTTACCCTCAACACCTTTCAGCTTGGTTTTGTTTGCATAGTATGCAATGCATAGTTCACGCAGGCATTTTGGAAGCATACCATACTTTGAAGTGATTGCTTTATTTATGTGATATGTAAAATCATACTGTTTCAATATGATTGCAAGATCAATATCTGTAATGCACATATGCATATGTCTAGCCAACAGCACACGCCCGTAATCATATACAGCACCATCAATATCAATGTAGTCATTCATACATAGATATGGAATCGTTACATCTTCTTTTACTTTCACATCATACAGATCAAGATCAATAACATAGGCGTTCTTTTTCATACAGTCTACCTTGTAAAGATCTGTTATTTTTACTTTCTTGAATGGTGTTGTTGGAAACCTGCAGTTTACCATAACATCAGGGTAGCTGCTAGATCTGTCATAACTCATGACATTGTCTAGAATAATGTTACTGCAATACCTGTTTGCGTGCGTGTTTCCACCTCTGAAAGCGTATCTCAGCATCAGATATACTTCTTCATCAGGTAGAAGCGTTGCGATTGCTTTTCTGATTTTCCGTGTTATGAACTTTGCGTCTCTTCTGACATACCCTGTACTTGTGTATGGAATAGTTGCAAGTGTTTCACTTGTAAGTGAGAACTTTACTTTCAAAGCTTCAACCAATCCCAGTACGTCATTGATGCAGTAGTGAAGCTGTTCTTCACTAAGTTCAGTCCACGGATAACGAATTTCACTGTAGTCAAATTCTTCACCGCTCAGTTTTTTATCATCAACGCCCATTTCTCTGGTGAAAGCATCAAGACCCATATTAGTAAGAAGCATAGAACACCTGAACTCAATATTGCCTCTTACTGTGCATTTAAGAACTTTTCTATCGTCCATCATGAATACTGTATCATCATGTGAACCCGTTGCTTGGAAATCATAAATTCCTTTTAAATACTGAAACTCATAGCTTAAATTGTGTACGTAGAACACGAATGTTTCATCATCTTCTATAGCTTCTTTTATAATCGTTAGAAGCTGGTCGAATTCTTCCCATGTTCTGCCTATAATGATCATATCATCTATGCAAGACTGCCAAATATATAACCAATTATAAACGCCATTATCGCTAGTTTCAATGTCGTACGCACTGATAACATTAACATACTTCTTACCTCGTGAACCGCCTGTTTTTCTTCCTCTTGGTGGTGTTACCCTCTGACACTTTTGTAACTTCTCGGTGAGATCGTGTTGTACCTCGTCTACTCTTCTTATTCTTATATTGTTCACTGAACTCAACTCGTAATTCATGCAATTCTTTCTTTTTCTTACCCCTTGCAATTGCTTCCTGCTTTTCTAGAAACCTGTCAACAGTCTGAAGAAGTCTCTTTCTGCTTACAGTTGAAGCACCTCTAGTTGACTGACTGTACTGGTGAGCAAGATCAATGATCTGTTCAGAAGCAATATCGGGCTTTATCTTCTTTATTGTGTCCACAATATTGATCAGTTGAAGATACTGCTTGTTGTTCAGATTAAGACCCAGCTTCTCATTATAGGCTTTCACTGCTCGGTTATAATCCTGAAGTACTTCACGTTTTGTCATATGACGTTCAAACATGATTTCTTCAAGTTCATTAATGTAATACATATACTTACGTCTTTCACTGTCTGATAGTGACGTATCCTTACGCTTACGCATAAACGCCTTGTTGTATACCCTGCTTAGATTAGAATATCTCTGTGGGTCAATACTGCTTTCTTCAAATGACTTCAGCCTTTTTCGTGCAAGATCTGATAGACCCTTAGCACTCTTTATAAGCTGTTCATCTGATAGGTTGCCTCTGTAGAAATACTGTGACTGTGTATTCAGCTTGTATCTGTCAATGTAATATTTACTTTTCTTCATGGTTCACACCACTGATAATATATGTGTCACCATCAATAACAGCCATCCACTGTTTATACAGTCTCATAACATTGTACATCTGATCATAAGTACCAATATCATGATTTTTTGAAAGCACCTTATGCAGGTACTTCAGTGCTTTAGAATACAGCTTGAATTGAAACTTACCGTTTCTGTAAACAATTAATTCATACATTTTATATTCTCCTATACTTTGATTTCAATGCAATATCTGCATACATTTCAATTTCACAGTATCTGTGATAGTCATTAGACGGAACTTCACAATCTGAAGCACATTTGTGTGCCATTTCAATGATCAGTTCTAATGCTAGATCTGTCATTTTCTTGTATTCTTCAAGAACATTGTACTTCATTCGAACAAATCCGCCCCCAGCTTGCTGATATCTGAAAAATAGCCAAGATCTGCATTTATTTCTTCAATATAGTCTAGGACTTCAAGAGCTGTATCAAAATACATACTCTCTAAGTCTTCACCATGTTTTCTATCAAATAGTGATTCATGAAATGCTTTAGAGAATTCTTCACCAGAATTCATCTTACCAAGTGTAGCACACACTTCACCACGTTTCATTGCATCTAGTAACTCATACAATGCTTTAACATAGTCTTCTTCAGAACCTTTCTTTTCAAGTGTTTCAAGTACTTCAATACTTAATGTGAATTTAAACTTTTTCATTTTACTTACCCTTTCTTTCATTAATCATTAGCATCTCTCTATAAAGTAAATACTTTATTGTAACACGCATACAACACGCAACTTTATATGTTGCATCACTTTTATCAGAATATTTATTGAATTCTAACAGTGCCTTGTCCATTTGCACCAGTATAGCGTGAAAAGAATGCAATTTAGATATAGTAATATTTCTATTATTCATATCAGAATCAATCTGACATAATTTGTGTGCAATATTACCAAATTTAATAGTTACAACATTCATCTGTTTATATCTCCTTTCTTTCTATGATAGTACAGCTTAATTGTGTAATAATTATGTAATAATTGTGTGAAATTATGTGATATACTTCTACGCAAAATGCAATATAATATAGATACACCAATTAATGGTGTGTGAACTTTATTCATATGTTTCTATCCTTTCTGTAGCCCATCATTGCCACATGTCAATGGTGGGTATAT